TCATGCCGACTTGATGTCGCCCGGCTCATCCGCGTCGTGAACCAGCCTCGGCTTTGGCCGGAACGCGCTGGCGACGGCATCGACACCGGCGCGCAGGGGCGAATCCATCAGATGCGCATAGCGCAGCGTGGTCTGCGTCTGGCTGTGACCCAGCAGTTTGCCGATCATTTCCAGTGACGCCCCGCCGCTGACCAGCAAGGAGGCAAAGGTGTGGCGCAGGTCGTGGATGCGCACGTCCTGCAGCGCGCATTGTTTCTGGATCTGTACCCAGAACCGCCGCACCTCCTGCACCGGCTGGCCGGGCGTATCGCCGGGGAACAGCCACGGTGTACCGTTTGGCACCGACAACTGGCGCTGGCGCACGATGGCGGCGGTCTCGTCCGAGATCGGCACGCGATGCGCCCGGCGCTGTTTTGTCATCATCGGTGGTTTCGACCAGCTCAGATGTTCAAGGTTGAACTGTTCGAACCGCGCCTGCCGCACCTCGCCCAGTCGCGCGCCGGTCAGCATGCACATCCGGATGATGTCGGCGGCACGCCGGTCCTCCGCCGCATCCAGTGCGGCGCCCAGACTGGTGATTTCCTCCTTGGACAGGAACCGCTCGCGCGGCGTCTCGATGCGGCGGTGAAAGCGCTGGGCGGGGTTGTCGGTGCACCAGCCCCATTCCACCGCCAGCGTGAACATCTTGCGCAACACCTCTCCCATCCTGTTGGCGCGCACCGGCGTGGGCTTTGCGGGCTGTAGCTTACGCGCCCGGTTGTTGGGTTTGTCCTTGTGCGGTCGCGCCCGGCCTTCGGCGATCTTGTTCAGCAGCTTGTCGACGTCGGTGGAGGTGATTTCCGTCACGAGTTTCCGACTCCAGACCGGGGCCACCAGCTTGGCCAGCGAGGCGCGCTGGTCGGCGGCATTGCGTTCCGCCAGCTTTGGCAGATGCTGGGCGCAGTAGCGCTCGATCAGATCGGTCACACGAGGCGCTTCGCGCAGCGCCCCGCGCTGGGCCAACGGGTCACCACCGGCATCGATCTCGCGGCGAATTTCCTTGGCCCGCTCGCGTGCCGCCGACACCGGCCATTCCGGCCAGCGCCCGAAGGTCATCCGGCGCTGCCGCCCGGCGTGGCGATAGTCGATCGTAAAAGCCCGCCCGCCGCCGCGATAGATGCAGGCAGCGAACCCGCGCACGTCGGTGTCGAAAATCTGGTAATCGCGCCCATCGATGGGTACGGCCTCGCGGAGTACTTTCTCGGTCAGCTTTGTGCGCTCGGCCATGTGTCCTGTCCTTCTTGCATCCGACATGAGGCGTGGATTCGCCTTACTATCAAGGCAAGCATGAGGATCAGGGTGGCAGGGAGGCGCAGAGTGGCGGAAAGGTCGTCCTCTTTGTGCCACCCCTTGTTTTATTGGCGATCCGGCGCTGGGCGGGGCGGTCGTCGGTCGGAGGCGCTGCGATCACAGGTCCCTGGCGGGTGCGAAACGATGCCGAAACACCCGGAATCAGCGCAGCAGAACACGCGGATTTTGTAAATCTTCAACAAATTCAGTGGGTGGCAGGGGTGCCACCCCCTCTTTGCCCGCCAATGCCGGTAAATCACCTGTAAATCGCGGTGTTCGCAGTTGTTTGCGGCTTTGGCCTGCGTTCCGCATCCCCCACGACCACGGGCCGCGCGGCGCAGCTTCATCCCACCTGACCCGCAAAACTCAAGACAACCCAATAAAACAAGGGGTGGCACAAAGGGGCCCGCCTTTCCGCCACCCTGCGCCTCGCCGCCACCCCTTCGCCTCTGCGCTCACTGATCTCTGCAAACGCCCCCCGACACGACCGGTCACGGGGCCAGAACAGGGAGACCCCCAATGACGCATCTCGGATCGATGCCTGAATCGAAGGAACAACCCCGCAAGCTGCTGGTCGGCTGGATCAGCCGTCTCGACCTGGCGCTGGAACTCGGCCTGTCGGTCGACACGCTGCGCCGCTGGGAGGCCCAACGCACCGGCCCGCCCTGCGTGCGCGCCGGGCGCAAGGTCTATTACCGCCGCGCTGCAGTCGAGGACTGGCTGGAAGAGCAGGAGCAGGCCGCCCCGCGCCGCCGCCGTGCCGGAGGGCGCCGGTGATGCACAAGTCAATTTGGCCCGCAGACCGACTTGCAGAGGCCCGCGCCGTCCTGGCCGACGTGGTCCATCATTCCGATCACCTGATCCGACTCGCCTGCAATGTGCTCGTTCAGCATGGCGAGACGGAAAAAGAACGCGAGGACGCGAGCATTCTGCTGGTGGTCATCGACGCGCGGCAGCCAACCCGTAGCGCCCCGCAACGGGACCATGATGGCGAGGTGGTACGATGACGCGGCGTGGAACCCCCGAGGCCGATCTGCAGCGTGCCGTTGTGCAGGCGTTACGCGTTGCCCTGCCGCGCACAGCCATCATCCATCACTGCGCCAATGAAGTGACCGTGGCTGGCCCCCGCGGCGCGAAACGGCAGGCTATCCTCGTCGGCATGGGCGTACATGCGGGTTTTGCCGACCTGATGGTGCTCTGCGACGGTCGCGTTCTGTTTCTGGAACTCAAAGCCCCGAAAGGCCGATTGCGCCCCAACCAGGAGGCGTTTCGCGATGCCGTGCTGGCGCAGGGCTTCGGCTGGGCGCTCGTGCGCTCGCTCGACGACGCGTTGGGCGCATTGGCCGATCACAGGTTCACCAGCCGTGTCCGCCCAGCGCGGAGGCCTGTGCCATGAGCCATGAAGCCACCAACTGGGCGATCAAGCAGCGGGGGTTGAAGCCCACCACCAAGATCGTGCTCTGGCATCTTTGCGACCGGTTCAACCCGGATTATGGCTGTTTCCCGTCGCAGGCGCGGCTGGCGCACGACTGCGAAATCAGCCGGGCAACGCTGAACCGCCACCTCGACGGGTTGGAAGCACGCGGACTCATTCGTCGGCTCAGGGTGATAGACCCCAAGACCGGGCAGCAGCGCCCCACCCGCTATCTGCTGGGCTGCGAGCCAGGGTTTACGCCCCGCGGACCGGGCCAAATTGAGGGTGATCCAGCCAATCCCTTCGAGGCAGGCGCGGTTAAAACCCCGTGTCCGGATTTGAGACACGGGTCACTTGCCGAAAAATCGGATATCGACAACGGCTTGTCGTCCGAGACAGACCCGAACCCGTGTGTCATTTCCGGACACGGGTCCGTGTCTCAATTTGGCGCAAACCCGTGTCTCAAAAATGACCAATCCCGTGTCTCAAATTGCGACACTAACCTTGTAAGAGAACCCCTAAGTAAACCTGTAAAGGAGGAGGAGGACGCGGCTGCGCGCGATTCCGATTCTGATCGGCTCTTTGACGAGCTGCTCTCGGCGCTGGGCTTTGCCGCCAACGCGACCCTCCCGGCCTGGTGGCAGGGCTGGCCAGCGCGGACCCATGTGCGGCGATGGATCGATCACCTCGGGTTGTCTGAGAACCGGATCATCGAGGTCGCGGCCGAAACCCGGAACGAACACCCCGATCCGCCCGATGGACCGAAAGCGCTGGATCGGTTCATGGAACGCGCCGCCCAGCGCGATGCGCAGGCGGCTGCCGCAAATGTCAGCGCCCTGAAATCCAAGCGCAGCCGCAAGGCCCAAGGAAAGCCGCCACCCAGCCCGGATGAACTGGCGAAATTCTACGCGTCCAAGGTCAACTCCGAGGAATACCTGCCCAATGGCATGATCAGCAACGCCATGTGCGAGGCGATGCTGGCCCGCAGGTTGGTGACAGCGGACAGGCTGCGTCAGCGGGGAGTGCGGTGAATGGCCTGGTGTCACGTCCCCGGCACGGATTGTCCCTCTGCGCAGGCGGCGGTGGCCTTGATCTGGGCCTCATGCTCGCCGAACCCGGATATCACACCCGCGCCTTTGTCGAGTGGGAGGACTGGCCCCGAACTGTGCTCATCGCCGCCCAGCGCGGGGGGTATTTCGCCCCTGCGCCAATCTGGGATGATCTGCGCAGCTTCGATGCCCGGCCCTTTCATGGAGCCTTCGACATCGTCCTCGCCGGATATCCCTGCCAGCCCTTCAGCGCAGCCGGAAAACGCGGCGGTGCCGACGATCCCCGCCACCTCTGGCCCGAGGTCGCCCGCGTCATTCGGGAGTGCCGCCCCGAATGGGTCTTCCTTGAGAACGTCGCTGGGCACGTCACCCTCGGGTTTGAAACCGTGCTGCGTGAGCTTTGCGACTTGGGCTACACGCCTGCGGCGGGCCTGTTCAGCGCGGCAGAAGTCGGCGCGCCGCACCAGCGGCAGCGCGTCTTCATCCTGGCCCACACCAATGAGCCTGCATCCCGGCACGGCCACCTACAACCCGGCGGGCAACAGCGATTTCACCCGCAAGGCCGAAGCACTGGCGCTGGGCATAACGAACTGGTCGACGCCCAAGGCGACAGATGGCGCGAAGGGCGGTCCGGGGCAGAGCAATGGTTCGGGCGGGATGCCTCCCCTGCCAGCACAGGCAGCACAGTGGCAGACGCCGGTGGCGGACGATCGAGTCGACCGGCTGCGCGGCAAGATCAACAGCCGGGGCGAGCCGAAGCTGAGCGCGCAGTCACTCCAGTGGCCGACACCGGCGGCGCAGAACTGGAAGGGCAGCAGCGCGGCGAGCGTGACGCGGGCGGATGGCAAAAGCCGGATGGATATCCTGCATTATCGGGCGGAACAGGGCTTCACCCACCCGGACCCGGTGATCACGCCGCATGGGCGGCGGCCCTCGCGGCACGCCCCGATCTCGCGCCCGCTCTGGGCTTCGATGATTGCCTCGCATGGGCGGGCCGTCTCGCGGCGCGTCCTGAAAGCCCGGGCACGGCAGCGGCTCAATCCACTCTTCGTCGGATGGCTGATGGGCTGGCCCATCGGGCACGCGCTCTGCGCCTGCTCGGCAATGGAGTTCACCCTCTGGCAGCGGCACATGCGTGGCGCACTCTCGCAGCTGCCCATGGCCTCGGGCCCGTGGATCTGGCGACCGAGCGAGGGGCCGGAGAGCCCAGCGCAGATGACTCTCTTTGAAGGATTGCTGCCATGAGCATGCAGGGACGGATTGCCCGCGCGGGCGGGGCAAAGGTGAAACGCGTGCTGGGCGTGCAGGCGGCGCTCGAATGGGCGTTCCGGATAGAAAAGGCGCAGTTGGAACTGCCCCCACCAAAGGACGTGGTCGAAGAAGGCTTCGGGTTTGGCCTGGAATATGTCCTGATGCAGCGTGCTGCGCTGGGCTGCAAGGTCGACGGCGGCCAGCACAAGATGGGCAGCTACACCCACGCGGATGCCGAGGTCATCGCCGCCACCGTCGCCGGGATGCCGGACAGCATGGGCGGCATCCGCATGGCAATCCGCGTGGCCGAACTGGCCCGCGCCGGACTGACGCCTGACTGGATGCCAGGGGCTGTGCCGCGCTGCGTCCCAGTGGAAACGCGGCAAAATCAGCATGGCGTTCGGGCCGTGACGCAAGTTGTGGGCACTGAACGGGTACTGTCCCGAGGGAAATGGCGTACGGTCGAGGTTCTGGCCTGCCCGGTCACCTGGCGCCCGCATCCGGAGCAGATCGCCTCCGCCCGGCGCGACTATGAGGATTGGTGGCAGGCGCTGGATTGGGTGCGCGATGGGTTGGTGGTGGGCGGAATGCTGCGGGAGGTTGAGGTGACGGCGGCGATGCCGAAAGTGCGGCCATGGCAGGCCCGCAAGGCATAACCCCTTCAAACGCTTCTTAATCTCTGGATTTAAACCTCTGCCTGAAATACGGTCCTGAAAAGACGTTGCATGGGGCAGATTATTAAATGGCATCAATAGAAAACGGTTCGGATCTCGGCATTGAAGCCAGCCTGTTCAAAACCGCCGATAAACTGCGCGGCAATATGGAGCCGTCCGACTATAAACACGTCGCCCTTGGTCTGATCTTTCTCAAGCATATTTCGGACAGTTTCGAGTTGAAGCGCCAGCAGCTGCTCGCCCAATACCCTGAAGATGCGGAAGACCCAGACGCCTACCTTGCCGAAAACGTCTTCTGGGTTCCCAGCGATGCGCGCTGGTCCCACCTACAGGCCAATGCCAAACAGTCCACGATCGGCAAGCTGATCGATGAGGCGATGATCGCCATCGAAAAGGTGAACCCCTCGCTCAAGGGGGTTCTGCCCAAGGACTATGGTCGCCCCGCACTCAACGCCGTCATGCTGGGCGAACTCATCGACCTGATCTCCGGCATCGCGCTGGGCGAAGGCAAGGACAAGGCCCGCGACCTGCTCGGCCGGGTCTATGAATACTTCCTTGGCCAGTTTGCAGGCTCCGAGGGCAAGCGCGGCGGTGAATTCTACACGCCCCGTTCTGTCGTGCGCACCATGGTTGAAATGCTGGAGCCCTACAAAGGCCGAGTCTATGACCCATGCTGCGGCTCGGGCGGCATGTTCGTGCAGTCGGAAAAGTTCGTCGAGGCGCATGGAGGCCGCCTGGGCGACATCGCCATCTACGGGCAGGAAAGCAACTACACCACCTGGCGGCTGTGCAAGATGAACCTTGCCGTGCGCGGCATCGACGCCGACATCAAATGGAACAGCGAAGGCACGTTTCACAAGAACGAACTGCCCGACCTGCGCGCCGATGTGATCCTGGCCAACCCGCCGTTCAACATTTCCGACTGGGGCGGCGAGCGGCTGCGCGAGGATGGGCGCTGGAAATACGGCATCCCGCCTGCGGGCAACGCCAACTACGCCTGGCTACAGCACATCCTGCACCACCTAGCCCCTTCGGGTACTGCGGGTGTGGTGCTGGCCAATGGCTCGATGTCTTCGACTCAGTCGGGCGAGGGCGAAATCCGCAAGGCGATGATTGAGGGCGAGGTGATCGACTGCATGATCGCCCTGCCGGGGCAGTTGTTCTATTCCACCCAGATTCCGGCCTGCCTGTGGTTTCTGGCGAAGGATAAATCGAACGGCATCGCCCGTGATCGCAAGCTGCGCGACCGGCGCGGCGAGGTGCTGTTCATCGACGCGCGCAAGCTGGGCTTCATGGTGGACCGCACCCGCAAAGAGTTTTCCGATGCTGACATCTCACAGATTGCCGAGACCTACCACGCCTGGCGGCTGGGCGATGGTTATGCCGATATTCCGGGTTTCTGCAAATCAGCGAGCATTGAGGAAATCCGTTCCCAAGGCCACGTCCTGACCCCGGGACGCTATGTGGGGGCCGAAGCAGCGGAAGAGGACGACACGCCCTTTGCCGAGCGTTTCGCAGCTTTGCAAGAGGTGCTGGAGGGCCAGTTTGTGGAGGCCGATGCGCTGACAGCTACGATCCACGAGCGACTAGCGGGGGTTGTCCAAAAATGACAGCGTGGACAACTGAAACGCTGGAAAGCTGTCTGGAGGCTTTGCTCGACTATCGCGGTAAGAGTCCGACCAAATCCGAGTCGGGCATCCCCGTTTTGTCAGCCAAGGTTGTCAAAACCGCTGGATTATTGCGTCCGATCGAACAAACAATCGCGCCAGATTATTATCCCAAGTGGATGACGCGCGGTTTTCCGATGCCGGGCGACGTAGTGATGACAACAGAGGCCCCTCTCGGTGAAGTAATCCAACTAGACGAAGAAACTGCGTCATTCGCTCTAGGCCAGCGTCTCGTTTGTCTTCGAGGCAAGGCCGGAAAGCTGGACAACACTTTCCTGCGCTATCTCTTAACCTCGCCCGGCCAGCAAGAGGTTCTTGCAAATCGTGCTACTGGCACAACTGTATTAGGGATTAGCCAAAAGACGCTTCGATCAATGCCAATCGCCTTTCCGGAGTTCTCGGAACAGCAGAGAATAGGCGATTTGCTTGCAACGCTGGATGACAAGATCGAGTTGAACCGGCGGATGAACGAGACGCTGGAGGCCATGGCGCGGGCGCTGTTCCGCGACTGGTTCGTCGACTTCGGCCCCACCCGCGCCAAGATGGCAGGCACCGCCCGCTACCTCTCCCCCGACCTCTGGTCCCTCTTCCCCGACAGCCTCGACGACGATGGCAAGCCGGAGGGGTGGGCGGAGAAGCCACTGGACGAGATTGCCAATTTTCTGAATGGCCTCGCCCTGCAGAAATTTCCCGGTGAGAATGAGGCCGACAGCCTTCCAGTGATCAAAATCGCCGAACTCCGGAACGGTATTACTGCCAAGTCAAATCGCGCTTCGCGCAAGGTGCCGTCGCAATACGTCATTCAAGACGGCGACTTCCTGTTTTCTTGGTCAGGCAGCTTGCTCGCCAAGTTCTGGACTGGCGGTGAGGGCGCATTGAATCAGCACTTATTTAAAGTCTCATCGGACCGTTACCCCGCATGGTTTTTCAGTGAATGGGTCCAGCGCCATCTGGAAGAGTTCCAGATCATTGCCGCATCCAAGGCCACGACGATGGGCCACATTCAGCGCGGGCATTTGAAAGCCGCCACGACGATCTGCCCGCCTGATCCCATAGTCGAACGATTGGGCGACATAATGGCACACTTGATTGATCGGATGATCCACAACGAACTGGAATCCCGCACCCTCGCCCAGACCCGCGACCTTTTGCTGCCGCGCCTGATGTCGGGCGAAGTGATGGTTTCAGAAACCGCTAACGAGCCGGAGGTAGAGGCTTGAGCAGTGATTGGTATCCGGGCATCGAGCGGTTCTGCGGGCATTGGAAACATGCACCGATGCTGCAACAGACATTCGAGACGCTGAAACAGACCTTTGCGGAAGGCAACGATGCCTGCATTGATGCATCCAAAAGCCTTGTAGAATGTGCTTGCCGTGTCATCATTGAAAACCTTGACGATCCCGTGAACCCGATCAAGGGTTGGAAAGACAGTCCAGTCAAGGCCGAGATGCCAGGTTTCAAGGACTGGGTCTCTGCCGCGCTCCGCCTGCTGGAATTGACTGAAAGTCGCGATGACCCGTTTAGCAAGCTCCTGTCACAGCACTTCAAGCTGGTGGATGAACTGGGACGCTTTCGAAATCTCGCTGGACCCATCAGTCATGGCAAACAAGGCTTCGCGCAAAAGCTTTCCGCCCACCACCGGCGCGCCGCGCTGTTGGCCGCCGACGCATTGGTTACCTTCTTACATGAGGCCTATCTGGAGCGTGAGCCTGACCCGGTTTTGACATTTGAACCATATGAACTGTTCCCGCGGTCGAATGCCATCATAGATTTCCATGTAGAGGCGGATGCGGCAGGAAACGAGGACGGCTGGGTTGATTTATCCTTTCGTCTGCCGGACGGTGAAACGCTCGACATAAGTGTCGAACCATCCCGCCTACTTTTTGGTGTTGATCGTGAAGCATACAAGTATGTTCTAGGTTTGTGCCGAGACGCTTCACTGCCTCCAGAGGAAGATACTCCAGGGGAGGCGGCGTGATGGCGACACTTTCTGAAGCTGAAGTTGAAGCCGTTCTTCTGGATCAATTTTCAGCGCTGGGCTACGCCTGCGTCAATGATACAGTTTCCGGCCCTGACGGCCGCTCCCCCGAGCGCGAAGCATATTCCGACACATTTCTGCGCATACGTCTGCGCGATGCCATCGCCCGCCTTAACCCACAGATCCCCGAAGAGGCCCGCGAGGATGCGCTGCGCAAGCTGTTGGCGGTCGAGCGCCCCTCATTGATCGAGGAAAACCGCCGCCTACACCGCGCCATGGTCGAGGGCGTACCGGTGGAATACCGCGCCGAGGATGGTACGATCCGCGGCGACGCCGTGCGCCTGATCGACCCGGAGGATCAGCAAAACGACTGGCTGGCCATCGCGCAGTTCACGGTGATCGAGAACGGCAACAACCGCCGCCCCGACGTGGTCGTGTTCCTGAACGGTCTGCCTGTCGGCGTGATCGAGGTGAAGAAGCCCGGTGCGGAAACCGCGACACTGGGCGCGGCGTTCAACCAGCTGCAAACCTACAAGGCGCAGATCGGATCGCTGTTTCGTGCCAATGCGGTGCTGGTGACAACTGACGGCATTCAAGCCCGCATCGGGTCGCTGACCGCCAACCTGGAACGCTTTATGCCCTGGCGCACGACCGATGGCGTTGATGTCGCCCCGAAGGGCGCGCCGGAAATGTCCGTGCTGATTGAGGGGGTCTTCGCGCGCCCGAGGCTGTTATCGCTGTTGCAGGATTTCACGGTATTTGGCGACACCTCCGGCGGCATCGCCAAGATCATCGCCGGTTACCACCAGTTCCACGCCGTCAAACGCGCGGTGATCAGCACCATCGAAGCCAGCCGATCGCAAGGTGATCGCAAAGCCGGGGTGATCTGGCACACGCAAGGGTCTGGCAAAAGCTTGCTGATGGCTTTCTACGCCGGGCAATTGGTGCGCGAACCGGCGATGGAAAACCCGACAATCGTGGTGATCACCGATCGCAACGACCTGGACGACCAGTTGTTCGGCACCTTCTCAATGTGCCGCGACCTGATCCGCCAGACGCCGGTGCAAGCCGACAGCCGCGAGGATCTCCAAAAGGCACTCTCGCGCGCTTCGGGCGGGGTGATTTTTACCACCATTCAGAAGTTTGCCCCCGAGAAGGGCGAGGCGTATCCGATGGTGACCGACCGCCGCAATGTAGTTGTCATCGCCGATGAGGCCCACCGCAGCCAGTATGGGTTCAAGGCGCGCATCGAGAAGACCGGCGCCATTGCCTATGGGTTTGCCAAACACCTGCGCGATGCGCTGCCCAACGCCTCTTTCATCGGCTTCACCGGAACGCCGATCGAACAGGATGATGTGAACACGCCTGCGGTATTTGGCCATTACATCGACGTTTATGACATCAGCCGCGCCGTCGAGGACGGGGCGACAGTGCCGATCTATTACGAAAGCCGCCTCGCGCGGATTGAGTTGCCTGATGCCGAAAAGCCCAAGGTTGATGCCGAAGTCGAAGAGCTGACCGAGGATGAGGCGGTCAGCGAGCAGGAGCGGCTGAAGCGCAAATGGTCCACCGTCGAAGCACTTGTCGGCTCCGATAAGCGGCTGCGCATGGTCGCCGAGGATTTGGTCGCGCATTTTGAGGCTCGGGTGCAGGCGATGGATGGCAAGGCCATGGTCGTCTGCATGAGCAGGCGCATCTGCGTGGACCTCTATAGCCAAATTGTGGCCCTGCGCCCGGACTGGCATTCCGATGATGATGCGGGCGGCAAGATCAAGATTGTCATGACAGGCTCTGCGTCGGACCCCGAAGGCTGGCAGCCCCATATCGGCGGCAAGGCACGGCGCGACCTTCTGGCGAAGCGCGCGAAAGATCCAAAAGACCCGCTCAAGCTGGTGATCGTCCGGGACATGTGGCTGACCGGGTTTGACGCGCCATCGATGCACACGATGTATATCGACAAGCCGATGCGCGGGCACGGCCTCATGCAGGCTATCGCCCGGGTGAACCGGGTCTTCAGTGACAAGCCCGCAGGCCTGATCGTAGATTACATCGGTATCGCCCAGAATTTAAAGTCGGCGCTGGGCCAATATTCTCAATCGGACCAGGAACAAGCAGGTATCGACGAGGCCGAAGCAGTTGCTGCCCTGCTGGAACGGTTGGATGTGGTGCGCACCATGTTCCACGGCTTTGACTATTCAACGGGGCTAACAGGCACGCCGCATCAACGCCTCATCGCCTTGGCTGGAGCTCTCGACTGGATCCTTGCAAAGCAAGACGAGGCCGCCCAGCGCGAGACTGACAAGGAGGCCAAGAAAGCCGCGCACCGGCGGTATCAGGATGCCGTTTTGACGCTGTCCAAAGCGTTTGCGCTATGTTCAGCCAGTGATACCGCCCGCGATGTTCGCGACGAAGTCGGCTTCTTCCAGACGGTTCGTGCGGCGATGGTTAAGGCCGCTGATACGTCCGGCCGATCTGCCGCCGACCGCGAACTGGCTATCCGCCAAATCGTCAATGGCGCGGTCGCCTCCACCGAGATCGTTGACATCTTGTCAGCGGCGGGTCTTTCGTCGCCGGACATTTCGATCCTGTCGGATGAGTTCTTGGCCGAAATCGGGCATATGGAGAAGAAGAACCTCGCTCTAGAAGCGCTGAAAAAGCTGCTGAATGATGAGATCAGATCACGCAGCCGGTCGAACGTCATTGAAACACGGAAGTTTTCCGAGCGGCTGGAAGAAGCGATCTCGCGGTATCACACCAATGCCATCAGCACCGTCGAGGTGCTCCAGGAACTGATCACGCTGGCGAAAGAAGTGCGCGAGGCCAGAAACCGGGGTGAAGAAACCGGCCTCACGCCAGAAGAAATTGCTTTCTACGATGCGCTGGCCGACAATCAAAGCGCGGTGGATGTCCTTGGCAATGACCAGTTGAAGATCATCGCACATGAACTGCTTAATGGTCTGAAAGCCAACGTCAGTATTGATTGGGCGCACCGCGACAGTGCCCGGGCGCGACTGCGGGTTCTCGTGAAGCGCATCCTGCGGAAGTACGGCTACCCCCCGGATCTGGAGGACGCCGCTGTTCAAGGCGTTCTGGCGCAGGCAGAAGCAATGCTTTCCGACATTTCGGGCATCTGAACAGGCCATCAAGGACATATTATAATGAGCGTAAAATTGTTGAACGCGAAGGCCGTCGCAAAACGCCTTGAGCAACTTATTGAGGATCACGAAGAAATCCATGTTGCGGTGGCGTGGGGCTACAATGGCCATCTCGCCGATTGCCTGCTGCGCAACAAGCATAAGTTCTCCTCCGTAACTTTCGGCTTGGCCTTTTGTCAGACAGACCCCGACCTCATTGATCGCCTGATTGGGATCAAGAATGCTTTCGTGGCGGACAGCGGCAACAAGACATTTCATCCGAAACTATACTATTTTCGGACGGGAGAAGTCGCCGAGGCAATCATTGGAAGCTCGAACTTCACGACAGGGGGAATGGATAAGAACTGGGAAGCCAGCGTCCACATCAAGGGGCCATGGACTGCTCAAATTTTCAAGCAGGCTCGCGAGTGCCTCGAAAGCTACGCAGGACTCCGCAAAGTCGTCAGCAAGCACCTAGCCGAGAACTATAGATTGCAGTTCGATGCTGCCAAAATGCTGAAAAAGCCTAAACATCCAGTTCTGCCGGGCTCTGGCCTTCCCGGCGCTCAGTTGAACTCGCAATTGGTCAAAATGCGTTGGGATGAATTCGTCAGCGCAGCGAAGGCCGGTCCGCACCATAACTTCGATACACGCCTCAGCCTTCTTCGCGAATGCCAAAAAATGTTTGCCGGTGTGAAGTCGTTCGCAGAATTATCCGGAAATCAATGGAAGGCAATCGCCGGAGTAATTGGCGCGAAACAGAAGCTTGACGCGGGACTTGATGGCTATGACTGGGGTTGGTTTGGTTCGATGAAGGGAATGGGAGATTTTGCCAATCGCATAGCTGAACAAGACGCGTTCCTGGCACGGGCAGTTGATTGCATACCCCGGCACGGCGACATCACCAAAGCGCAATATGAGGATTTCTGCGGCAACTTTTTACAGGCATTCAAGAATTCTAGCCGGATTGGAGGCGTGCCGACTGCGACGAGGCTCCTTGCGATGAAACGTCCTGATACCTTCGTTTGTATCAGCAAGCCAAACATGACGGGTCTTTCTGATGCGCTAGCGTTTCCAAAGACTACTCTAGACCTCGATAACTACTGGGACCGTGTCATTGAACCGATGAGAATTTCACCTTGGTACAATTCCCCACGCCCGGCCGGGCAGAATGCCGAGCTTTGGGATGGCCGCGCTGCTATGCTCGACGCCATCTACTATGATGGATAGTATTAACGCTCGGCATTTCTTCCGCCCGGAGGAAACCTCTCTCGGTCGCTCTCGCTTCACCTCCCTTGGCTTGGTTCCTCCCCGCCCCCAAACGTATACGGGGGGGCGCAGCGCGGCATTTCGCTAGCGACTGGCTTCTTCACCGGGGAATCCACTTGGAAGCCACCCGGAGTTACGCTTGAAATTAAATGGCTACATAACAGACAGTTACGGGCAGAGATCATACTCCCAGGGTGGATTCTTGACAAAAATAGTAAAATCCACCCCGTGGAATCCAGGGAGGCCACCTGAACCAGAAGCCAGGCTCCGGATGCCACCCCTTCCGCGAAGGCATTGAATCCACTTCCGTTTTTCAATTGACAGAGCTGCCCCCCTTGACCTACCTATTGATCATCGAAGAATAGCGCCCGGAGGGATCCCCTCTCGGGCGCTTTCGTTTTTCGCCACATCCTGCGGATACCGATCCTGCTGCTGCCCGTCCCGGCCGCGCGCAGCGGTCTGTCCGCCCTTCCCCAAAATGAGCCCCACCCATGGACCTTGTCTTCGCGCCAAGCGAGATTGAGACGTGGCCGATCGACCGGCTGCGCCCCTATGCTCGCAATGCCAAGATGCACGGCGACGACCAGGTGGCCAAGATCGCCGCCAGCATGGCCAAGTTCGGCTGGACCGTGCCCTGCATGGTGGCGGACGATGGTGAACTGATCGCCGGGCATGGCCGGGTGCTGGCCGCGACGATGCTTGGGCTGACGGACGTGCCGGTAATCCGGCTCGGCCACCTCGATGAGGCCGAACGCAGGGCCTACCGCATCGCCGACAATAAATTAACCGAGCTGGGCGAATGGGACGAGGCCATGCTGCGCGACGAGATCGCGGGGCTGCTGGCCGAGGATTTCGACCTGTCACTGCTGGGGATCACTGACGAGGATCTGGATGCGCTGCTGCGGGATCCGGATGCGCTGGGCGGGGATGGGCCGGTCGATGGCGAGGATGACATTCCCGAACCGCCGGTCACGCCGGTGTCGATTCCGGGCGATCTCTGGCAGCTTGGATCGCACCGACTGATCTGTGGCGATAGCACATCGGCGGAGGTGGTTGGGCGTCTTCTGGGCGATGTAAAGCCGCTGCTGATGGTCACCGATCCGCCCTACGGCGTGGATTACGATCCGTCTTGGCGCAACCAGACGGGCGCGGCGAAGACCAAACGCACAGGCAAGGTCCTGAACGATGATAGAGCCGACTGGCGCGAGGCATGGGCCCTGTTCCCCGGCGATGTTGCTTACGTCTGGCATGGCGCACTGCACACCGCGACCGTCGCCGAGAGCTTGGTGGCCGCGGGCTTCGCAGTCCGGTCGCAGATCATCTGGGCCAAGGATCGGTTGGTGCTGAGCCGCGGCGATTACCACTGGCAGCATGAGCCTTGCTGGTATGCAGTCCGCAAGACCGGAAAGGGCCACTGGGCCGGGGACCGCAAGCAAACCACGCTCTGGCACATTTCCGGCAAGGACCAGGACGCCGCCACGGTCCACGGGACGCAAAAGCCGGTCGAATGCATGCGCCGCCCGATCCTGAACAATTCCAGCCCCGGTCAGGCTGTATTCGAACCCTTCATGGGGTCAGGCACCACGCTGATCGCGGCGGAAACGACGGGTCGCGTCTGCTTCGGAATCGAGTTGAACTCAGCCTACGTCGATGTGGCCATCGAGCGATGGCAGCAGTTTACAGGCGCCAACGCTGTGCTGGCCGAAACCGGCGAGACTTTTGCCGATCTTAAGGCGGAAAGGCTGGGCGCATGAAGGCGCCCCGTGCCAAAGGATGCTAAAAAATGGGTTCAAAACCTCACGCGAAGATGAACAACGGTCCCGTATAGAACTTGACCTCACCCACTTCGGTTGTGACAGTTTGGGGACCGAAGCGCCGATGGCAGAGGATGCAAAGCATGACGACAGACCTCCATGTGGTCCCTGCACGACGCGGTCGCGCCGTCCGAGTTGCCAAGGGGAAGGCCATTCAGATCATCAATACCCACGGTAAACAGGTCGTGGACACTTGGTGTTTTAATGCCGACGACTTAGCCGAATTCATGTCCATGGAGCATCTGCACGCGGCGATTGAGGGCATCTTTCCGGCGAAAGGTGATGCACTCACCACAAATCGGCGGCGGCCGATCCTGCTTCTGGAAGAAGACACCTCGCCCGGGCGCCATGACACGGTCATCGCAGCCTGCGATGTGCACCGCTACGCCATGCTGGGTTGCCGGGAGTATCACGATAATTGTACCGACAATCTGCATGCCGCCCTGGCGCAGCTTGATCTGCGCGCGCCGGACTGCCCGGCGCCGCTGAACCTGTGGATGAACATTCCCGTAGAGCCGGACGGAAAAATCATTTGGGGCGAGCCACTCAGCGAGCCGGGAGATTATGTGACGCTGCGCGCTGCGATCGACTGTGTCGTGGTAATGTCGACCTGCCCTCAGGATATGATCCCGGTCAACGGCGCCGACTGCAAACCCACCGAGGTTCACTACCGGCTGCTCGACTAACGGGAACGCAAATCATTCTGCGTCGCAGTTGATTCGATACACCCTGCCTCTGCCGTTCTCCTTCACCGAGGTTACAATCAGCCCGAGCTTCTTGCCCAAAGCCCCAGACATCGCGCCACGCGCAGTGTGAGCCTGCCAGCCGGTGGCTGCGATAATCTCCTCCATCGTGGCCCCTTCAGGAGCTTGCAACATAGCGATCAGCATCGCTTGTTTGGTTCCCGCGCGCGGCGTTGGCAGTTTGGGCGCGCGGATTTCGGCAACGCGCTTGCGGACGGCCGCCATCGTTTGCACAACCACCGGCTCGATCCCGATGGCCAGCAGCCCGGCGTCAGTGACCACCAGTGTGGTGCCATGACCATCGCCGGTTTCGCGCCAGAGCGGTTCGCCTTTGAGGATGTTTGCGTCGACTTCCTCGAGCCAGCCGCGTCCGATCATCATCGTGACGACCTTTTTCGCAGCGGCACCATGCAGCCCCTTCGGCAACGGCATGGCGAGGTTGTCGGTGCGCTGGGCCCCGGCACTGAGGATGATGGTCTGGGTTTCGGTGAGTTTGGTCATGGTGGCCTCCGGATGCGGGCGTGCGGTTTGCGACGCCTTCTACGGGCGCAAGCCCCACCATCGCGGGGCTGGTCCGGGGTTGGTCCCGATCACTCGGCGTGTTCGCCCTCTTGGAAGGCGCTGTCGGTGATGCGCTTGAGGAGGTTTGCGTAATGCTCAAGGGTACCGACGTCGCCCCAGTTGATCTCGTCGGGACGGGTCTCGAAATGATCGTCGCTAAGGGCTTGCAGGCGGGTCAGCATCGTATCGATCTCGGCCTTCTTGGCGATGAAAGCGTTCAGGGCGGCCTCGCTGTTGCGGCGGGCCTTCTCGGCTCGCAGCTGGTGGCGGGGTGTGGTAATCGGGTTGAGGCGCGTCATGGCGTGGTTCCTTGGGGTGAGTTGCATCGTTTTCATGCAATCAGAATCGCTCTACGGGCGAGTGTAATCAACTGAATACCAAGCAATTTCATTGCTTTAATCGGGGCGTGCAGGGCCATGGAGGGGATGAGCGAGCGCGAGTACTCGGCCCATTCCGGTATCTCGCGCGGGGCGATCCAGAAGGCTCGCAAGGCCGGGCGTCTGGTGATCTACGGTGATGGCTCGATAAACGCCGCGGCCTCGGACGTGCGTAGGGCAGAGATGACCGACCCTGATCAGCAGCGCCGCAGCACCGGCGGAGACACTGGCTTCTCAGGGCCAGCGGACAGCTCGTCCTATCTGAAGGCCCGCACCGCGCTGACAGTCTATCAGGCGCAGGAACGCCAGCTGGCGATCCAGAAGAAGAAAGGCGCGCTGGTGGATCGGGCCCGTGCGGAAACGCAGGTGTTTCGCCTCGCGCGGCAGGAACGCGATGTCTGGGTCACCTGGCCATCCCGCGTTGCAGCGCTGATGGCAGCTGAAGTGGCATCGGAGGTGGAAAAACAATCCGGCAAACCGGTGACAATCGAGGCCGCGATCCTGCAGAGGGTGCTGGAAACCCATGTCAGAGCGCAACTCGACGCCCTTGCCGATCTCCGGGTCAGCCTCGGATCGTGAGAGTACGGCCAACGATGATCTGACCGCAGACCTCGACCTTGGGTTTGACGGCGCCGAGGATATCCTGCGCGCCTGGCGTCGCGGGATGCGCCCCGATCCGGACCTCACCGTGTCGGAATGGGCGGATGCGCACCGCAAGCTGTCCTCGCGCGCCTCGGCCGAACCGGGCCAGTACCGCACCGCGCGTACACCCTATCTGCGCGAGATCATGGATGCGCTGTCGCCGCGCCACCCGGCGCAGCGCATCAGCTTCATGAAGGCAGCGCAGGTGGGCGCGACAGAGGCGGGCAACAACTGGATCGGCTTTGTCATCCATCATGCGCCGGGGCCGATGCTGGCGGTGCTCCCGACGGTGGAGATGGCGAAACGCAGCTCGCGCGGACGGCTGGACCCGCTGATCGCCGAGAGTCCTGCGCTGCGCGAACGGGTCAACCCGGCCAGGTCGCGCGACGCGGGCAACTCGATGCTCTCAAAAGAGTTTCCCGGCGGCATTCTGGTGCTGACCGGTGCCAACAGCGCCACCGGCCTGCGGTCGATGCCCGCGCGGTACATCTTTCTCGACGAGGTCGACGCCTATCCGGCCAGCGCCGACGAGGAAGGCGATCCGGTCACCTTGGCCGAGGCGAGGACCACCACCTTCTCGCATCGCCGCAAGGTGTTCATGGTCTCGACCCCGACGATCCGGGGTCTCAGCCGGATCGAGCGGGAATATGAGGCGTCCGACCAGAGGCGCTACTTCGTGCCTTGCCCGCATTGCGGCGCGATGCAGTGGTTGCAGTTCGAACGCCTGCGCTGGGAGAAAGGCCAGCCCGAAACAGCCGCTTATCATTGTGCCGGTTGCGAGGAGCCAATCGCCGAGCATCACAAGACGCAGATGCTGGAAAAGGGCGAATGGCGATCAACGGCGGTCTCGGCTGATCCTCATTCGATCGGCTTTCACCTCTCGGCGCTCTATTCGCCGCTCGGCTGGAAAAGCTGGAGCCAGATCGCGCGGGACTGGCTGGCGGCGCAGGACTCGGAAGAGATGCTGCGGGCCGCGCGCAACACCCTGTTGGGCGAGACATGGATCGAGTCTGGCGATGCGCCGGAATGGCAGCGGCTGGCCGAAAGGCGCGAGGCCTATGGCGGGGCGCAGATTCCGGCTGGCGGTCTGTTCCTGACGGCTGGCGTCGATGTCCAGAAGGACCGGATGGAGGTCGACGTCTGGGCCTGGGGGCGCGGCCTGGAGAACTGGCTCATCGACCACATTATCGTTGCCGGTGGCCCCGACGATCCGGCCTGCTGGGAAAAGTTGACCGCCCTGCTCGGTCGGACGTGGGTCTGCGCCAATGGGGCGGTGATGGTGATCGGCAAGCTGGCCATCGATACCGGCTACGAGTCCGCCGCCGTGTATGCCTGGGCGCGCGCGCAGGGCTTTGATCAGGTCGCCCCCGTCAAGGGCCTCGAGGGCTTCAACCGCGCCACGCCGGTGTCGGGCCCGACCTTTGTTGACGCCACCATCGGCGGCAAACGCCTGCGTCGGGGCGCACGGCTCTGGTCGGTGGCCACAGCGACCTTCAAGACCGAGACCTATCGCTTCCTGCGGCTGGAGCGGCCCTCGGATGAAAACCGTTCGCTGGGTGTTGGGGACGCGCCCGGCACCGTGCACCTGCCCGACTGGATCGACACCGAATGGCTGAAGCAGCTGGTGGCCGAGCAACTCGTCACCGTGCGCAACAAGCGCGGCTATGCCCACCCCGAATGGCAGAAAATGCGCGAGCGCAACGAGGCGCTGGACTGCCGGGTCTATGCGCGGGCGGCGGCGTGGATCATGGGCGCCGATCGCTGGGACGAGGCCACATGGCGGCGGCTCGAAGAACAGGCCGGGGTCGAAACCCGACCGCAAGTCGCCCCGGCTACTGTTGAAGGCAAGGCCTCGGAACCGACGACGCCCAACCCGCCCAAGGCGGGCACACCAACAACGCCACGGCGCAAACGCCGGGCTTACACACCGAACTTCATGAGGGACTGAGATGGATCTGGAACGGATGCGTGCGCTTCTCGCCGCGCTGCAGGAGGCCCGCTATGCAGGCGTCCGCTCGGTCAGCTATGACGGCAAGACCATCGCCTATGGCTCGGACGTCGAACTGGCGAATGCAATCTCTGACCTGGAAACCCGAATTGCCATCGCCACCACCGGCACTCCGCGGCGTCGTCGCTGGGGCACAGTTGCCTCCAAGGGTCTGTGATCCATGGCGTTTGAAGCGTTTCGTCAGCGCATCGGCAGCATCATCGGCGGCTTCGATGCAGCACAGGCGCATCGTCGCCTGCGTGGCTTCCGCGCCTCCCGCGCCCATGTGAACACACTGATCGCCACTTCGGGTGACACGATCACGGCCCGTGCCCGCTGGCTGGCGCGCAACAATGGCTATGCCGCAAATGCCGTGGAGTCCTTCGCCAGCAATGTCGTCGGCGACGGGATCAAACCCTCGTCCACCATCGCCGATGCTGCAAAAAAGGAAGAGTTGCAGGAGCTGTGGCTGGCCTGGACCGACGACGCCGATGCCGAAGGGCTGACCGATTTCTACGGGCTGCAGCGCCGCGCTGCGCGCGAGGTCTATCTCGCGGGCGAAGTGTTCATCCGAATTCGGCCGCGCCGGGCCGAGGACGGTCTGACCGTGCCGCTGCAATTGCAGATGCTGCCTGCGGAAATGCTGCCGCTCGACATGAACCGCGAATTGCCTGGCGTCGGCCTGATCCGGCAGGGCATCGAGTTCGACGGCATCGGTCGACGCGTCGCCTATCACTTCCTGCGCCGCCATCCCGGTGACATGACCGACCCGGGGCTTGCGGGCGAGACGACACGGGTGCCCGCATCCGAGGTGATCCATGTCCTCGATCCAGTCGAGGCCGGGCAGCTGCGTGGCGTCTCGCGGTTCGCCGCAGCCATCGTGAAACTGTTCACGCTGGACCTTTACGACGATGCCGAGTTGGAGCGGAAGAAAATCGCGGCGATGTTCGCGATGTTCATCACCTCCCCCGCCCCGGAGACCCCGCTGGAGCCGACCGAGGAGGATCTGGAGGTCGAACCCGGTCAGGTGGTGCGCCTTGATCCCGGTGAAGACGTGTCCACACCAGCGACGCCAGACTCGGGTGGCACCTACGAGCCGTTCCAGTACCGCACTCTGCTGCAAATCGCCGCCGCATTGGGCATTCCCTATGGCTATCTGACCGGCGACACCGCCAAGGGTAACTTCTCCAACACCCGAATATCGCTGGTGGACTTTCGGCGCCGCATCTCGGCCTTCCAGCACAGTGTGATGGTCTATCAGATGGGCCGCGCGGTCTGGACCCGCTGGATGGATGTGGCCGTTCTGTCGGGAGCCATCGATCTGCCCGGTTATGGCGGCCAGCGCCGCCAGTACCAAGCCTGCGCCTGGCTGCCGACGAAATGGGACTGGATCGACCCGATGAAGGATGCCTCGGCCGAGATCCTGCAGATCGAAGCGGGCCTTAAATCCCGCACGCAGGCAATTTCCGAGCGCGGCTATGACGCCGAACAGGTCGACCGCGAGATTGCCGCCGAGCGTAAACGCGAATTGGCGCTGGGCCTCGACTTCCGCCGTCCGGGATCCCCGGCGCAGGGGCCGGGTAACGGGGCCACGAAGGATGGCGATCCGGCTTCGAATGATGCCGACGAGATAGACAATAGCGCCGAGGGCAAACCCGACCCGAAGGATGAACCGTGATGCACCACGCCCAGATCGCCCAGCGCGCCTTCAACACGCCGCTGATGGTGGATCCAGCCAAGGCACTGGCCTTCTTGTCAGGGCTGGGTCCGCGCATCACCGGGCAGGACATCACCTTTGAGGGCGTGGAGGCGGATGCCGCTGACCAGGCGGCCGCCGCCTTGTCTGCCCGCATTTCCCTGTTCGGCACTGACCTTGCCCAGCGCCACCAACGGAATGGAAGCCAGCCCTACGCGGTGGTCGACGGCATCGCGGTGATCGAAATCGCCGGAACGCTGGTGCATCGCGGGGCATGGATCGGACAATCCTCTGGCCTGACCTCCTATGAGGGCATTGCTGCCCAGATCGACGCGGCATCGGCCGATCCTGAGGCGCATGGGATTGCGCTGGACATAGACAGCTTCGGTGGCGAGGTCGCCGGGGCCTTCGATCTGGCCGATCGCATCCGCGCCGCGCGGGCGCAAAAGCCGGTCCATGCTTTCGTGGCGGAACATGCGCTGTCCGCTGGTTACGTTCTGGCATCCCAGGCCGATCGGATCATCCTGCCGCGCACCGGGGCGGTCGGCAGCATCGGCGTCGTGGCGCTGCACACTGATATGAGCGGCGCGCTGGAACAGAAGGGCATCGCTGTCACGCTGATCCATGCCGGGGTCCACAAGATCGACGCCAACCCTTACCAGCCGCTGCCCGAGGCGGTACACGACCAAATGCAGCGCGAGCTGGAGGTCGTGCGCTTCTTGTTCGCGGAGACCGTCGCTGCCGGTCGCGGGGATCGTCTGCCCCATGCCGCCGCGCTTGCGACGGAGGCCGCCGTGTTCCGCGGCGCTGATGCCGTTGCCGCCGGTCTTGCCGACGAATTGGCCGATCCCGTCAATGCCTTCCGCGCCTTCGCCGCCGCCCCAGGGGGCATCAATCCCACCAGCAGAAAGGGTCCACAGATGACCACCAATTCTACCGACACTCCGAATTCGGATCAGGTTGCCACTCCGCCCACGACGCAGCCCACAGCGACGACTGCCGAGACTGCAGCCGAACCACCCGTTGAAGGAGCCGCACCCACGCCCACGCCTGACGCAGCGACCTTGAGCGCCGACGCCACCCGCGCCGAGGCGGCCGAAGTGGCGCAGGTCTGCGCGCAGGCCGCCCGGCTGGGTGTGGACATCGACGCCGCCGACGCTGTTGCGCGCGGGCTGAAACCCGAAGCCCTGCGCGCCCGCGTGCTGGCCGATCTTGCCTCGCGCGGCGATGCGGCGGGCATCATTGCCACTGCCCCGGCTGCCGCTTCCGTTAAAGACAGCCCGATCATCGCCGCCGCAAAGAAGGCCGCCACAGCCTCGCGCTGATCCCGCGCCCAACCCCCAAAACATGGAGACTGACCAATGCCCGTCCTGACGGAACCGCCCAGCATGGGCGATGTCCTCAAATATGAGGTCAACCCGAACTACACCCGCGAAGTGGTCACGCTGCTGCAAGGCATGCCCTATCCGGTCGGCTCGGTGCTCGGCCAGATCACCGCCAGCGGCAAGTATAAGCTGGCTACCAGCGGCGGCGCTGATGGTGCGCAGACCGCCACGGCCGTCTTGCTCCACGCCGTCGACGCCACCCTTGCTGATGCCAGCGGCATTGTGATCGCGCGCGGGCCCTCGATCGTGTCGCGGGCAGCCCTCGCTTACGACGGCACCGTCGATGACAGCGCCAAGATCACCACCAAGATCGGCCAGCTTGCCGCCGTCGGCATTATCGCCCGCGACGGCGTCTGATCCCGAACCAGCCCAGCGCATCCACATCTATCCCTTTTTCCCTCCGGAGCCCCCAATGACCCTTGTCCGCAATCCCTTTGACGCTGGCGGCTATTCGCTGGCCGAGATGACGCAGGCCATAAATATCCTGCCCAACCTCTACACCCGCCTTGGCCAGATCGGCCTCTTCCGCTTCGAAGGCGTCAGCCAGCGGTCGGTGATCATCGAGCAATACGAGGGTGTGCTGAACCTGCTGCCCTCGGTACCGCTGGGCGGCCCCGCCACGGTCGGCACCCGCGAAGGGCGTGCCATGCGCAGCTTTGCCCTGCCATGGATCCCGCATGACGACGTGATCCTGCCGGGCGACATCCAGGGAAGCCTGGCGCTGGGCGTCTTCGATGCGGCCGATCCACTGGTTGAGGTGATGAACCGCAAGCTGCAGCTGATGCGCCGCAAGCACGCCCAGACCCGCGAGTACATGGAGATGAATGCGCTGCGCGGGATCGTCAAAGACGGGGCCGGGACAACACTCTACGATTACTTCACCGAGTTCGGGCTTGCGCAAATCTCGGTGGACTTCCTGCTCGGCACTGCGGGCACCAATGTGCAGGGCAAGGTCCGCGAGGTGCTGCGCGCGGTGGAA